AAGACGCATTCCCGGTGTGTGGGTTTTCAATTAAGATATTTTTAGAGTCCTGCTTCATTGGGATGAATCTTAAGCTAACCCACGCCCCTACGCAAGCAGCACTTCACTGGTTGTCAGCGTATGCCTTGACAGCCTCCTCCCGAAGCAGGATGTAATCCTGTCCATGCGCCCGGTAGTGCATCCCCTGAGTCGATGCCACGAAAACATAATCGCCCTCATGGATGATTTTACACCTATCGCCCCGGTCGACCACCACACCAAACTCCTGAGTCATGCGCGAGAACTCGGGCAATACGATGGAGCCCGCCTGCGTCTCTCTCGGGAGGACGCGAATCAGTAACGTGGTGTCCAGCGGGAACAGTTCCCCTCCCTCGATACGCGCCAGAATGTCCTCAGATTTCACTATGGCGAGGTCGTCGGTGACATCCCTGGCTCCATACCTGTTTATCAGCACAAAGTCGCCCTGCTCCACCGTAAAGCCGCCCCATTTATCCGCCTCCGCCTTCTTGGGCCCGGTCCCAGTCCTCAAGACCAGCCCTTCTGGTGGCCGCTCCACCTCCGTTTCAGGCAAATGAATGCCTCCCTCGGTGACGGTTCTCGGCTTGCTTCTCTTGATTAAGACGCCTGTTCCAAGTGGTTGTAGTATTTCGTAATTTTTGCCCATAAGTAGGTCGCCACCTTATAACGTCTCAAGCCCTTAGGCAATCAATAATTGCGCCCGCCTGTCAAACATCTCATTCCCAATGGATACGGCATCAATCTGGTCATCTTTAGGCCCATCAGGGAAGTGGTCAAGCTCATCAATGAAATCCTTAGTCCAGTCGCCCCGGACCACATAAACAAGCCCCTTCTCCAGCTTATTCAGCCAAGGCTGTGCCCGAAGTAGCTTGCTGCCTCCGCCTTGTGATCGAGATGGCGGGTTGCGCAACTCCACCTTGACGGTCCCCAGTAGCTCCTGCCGCACGTCCTCAACCACCCCTTTGAACCCGGCCACCCCCTCCAGCCCCACACGCAGCACCTTTTTGGATGTCACGTCTTTCTTTGCGGGATACCCCCTCAGGTCAATCGCCGCAGTGTCCAGGATGGCCTTCCGCATCTTGGCCCACGCCATCCTCCTCCGGTAGATGTGCAGGATATACAGCGCCCGCGTATCCCAGTTGATCCCCACCAAAGCCCCTGCGGTATAGTCCGCAGTCTGTTTCTCGCTCATGGCCAAGTCCCACCCCCTGACAATTTCGTCTATGTCATTCCACGGTATGTTATCGGGAGTCAGGTAGTGGAGATTGGTAAGGTCGATTTGCCCGCCCGCAGCAGAGCGAGGCTTGCCTTGGTACTGGCTGTCCCACTCGTAGGAGGGTATGGCCGCCTTGATGCTTTTCAAATAGCTCAAAGGACGCTCCTCAGGGAATAGGGCTTCTCCGGGTTGCCTGTCCAGAGGGTCCGGCACGCCTTCCTCCGCAATCGCCGCAATATTGACTTTGGTAAACTTCCGGGAGCTTTGCTCTTGGTCCAGCTCCGCTTGATACTCGGGAGAAGTCAGGTGCCCAATCAAGTCGTGCGGGTGCCAGCGGGTGCCCACCAGAAACGTCTTCGCCTTGGGGTGTAAGCGTGTAAGACAGTCCGCGAAATACCACTCAATGACCTTCCGCCTCATGGATGGACTCTCCGCTTCGGCTCGACCGGGGTGAACGTCATCCATGATCAACCAGTCGACCCGTCGCCCGGTCAGCTTTGCCCCGGAAGATTTGGCAATCACGCTGCCCCCTACGGCTGTCTCCCATTCATCCTCCTTGTTTGACCCTTTGGCGGGGTAAACCCCTGGAAAGATGATCTGATAAAGTGGATGCTCCAAACGGCTCCTGATTGCCTTTGAAAACTTGGTCACAAGGCTGTAGGAGAAACCCGTGATGGCGATGGATATGTTGGGGGAAACTCCCAGCAGCCAGCTCGGTGCCTCCACGGATAGAATCGTGCTCTTGCCGTGTTGCGGAGGAACGGACACAGCATTATTCGCCCGCTCCGGTCCTCCCTCGTACACTTGTTGGGTAAGCTCAATCAGGTAGCGGTGAAGGTCACCCAAAATAATGGCCCCGGCTCCCTGTGGATTAAACAGGTGAAAGTAAGTCAGGAAGTCGGTTCTGGCCTTAGCTATGAGCACTTCGATTGCCTTCTGGTACTCCTGTTCCGACAGCGTGTTCATAGTGCGGTAACAATTCTGGCTTTTTTCAACTCTTCCTCCATAGAGGAGCACTTGAGAATGTCTTCCCTTAGATACATTACAATGGCAAGCCGCACCGCCCCCGGCTCCTTGGGTTTGATAGGCGTGTTGCCGTGAAGGCGGTGAACGTCCATCAATAGCACATCCCCGGTCTGCATGTCCACGCCCATGTCATACTGAGGGAAGCAGGTAATGCCTCCCTCATACTGCCCCTTGCGTATGACAAACAGGTTTCCGAAGCCCTCCTTAAAATCCCCCCGATCATAGTGACATGCCGTTTGGAAATTGCGGTTGACTGTCAGGGTAGAGAAGGCCGTCCCTGTAATGATAAAATCCTGCCCTTTAGAAGCCGCCAAAGCTGCCTCCTGTATCTCATAATTGTGGGGCATCTCCTTTTGATAAACGCTATTCACCGCCCGAACCAATGGCCATGATCGTTTAAACCTCACAAAATCCTTCTGAGCATAGGCGGTGACCCTACAGAAGGGCTGTCTTGGGCCGCTCCCGAAGAATCCCACTATGCCTCCCATGGATGGCTTTGACCTGTTCACGCTGCTAACCTTGTTGCCCTCATACACCACTTGGATGCGGTATTTGTTCACCCTATGGAAACCAATGCCGCCTTGCCGGATGGCCAGCTTCATGGCCTCCTCGTCATCCAGCTCCCCGGACGCCATCCCCCGGTTATCCGACATGGTCGCTGCGTCTTCGAGCGCATTATAGGCGGGCAGCCATATTTTTCGGGGGACCACTTGTGGCAAATACTTGAGCAGGCAGCTCCCGGTATCGGCACAAAAAACCCCAAGGGGGTGCCCCCCCTTAATGACCATAGATGGTTTTTTGCGCAGGGTCGAGCCCTCCATTGCCGCAGTGTCGCTGTCCGTTAATACCTTGTTTCTTTTGATTGTCTCCATGGCCTTATGAGAGGAGCCTTTTGATTTCCTTCACGATCACCTCCGCCGCCTCCTCCATAGACTCCGGGTGATTGTTCTCTATTGGGGTATGCTTAAACCGTTTACAGATGTTCGCAACCTTGGTTTTTTTGGATAGGAGGAAGGCGTCTGTCTGGTTCGTCCCCCTCGCTCGTATGTTCTCCGCTTGCCTGTTGGTTGTCAAGACAAACAGCGAACAGTCCTCTTCCACCTTATCAAACAGCGCCCCGTTGAATAACCTGTCCCCTTCAAAGACTATCACCACTTTTTTACCCTTGGCCTCCAGCACATCCAGGAACGCCAAAAGGTCCGGCTGAACCGCCATACTCAGCTTGTCTGTCCCCTCATGTAAGGAGCCGTCAAACACCCCCAGCATAAGCACGTCGCCCGCCGCATTCATCCTGCCCCTGACCAGCTTGTAACGGAACTCCCGCCCCATCGGTGCCAGCTTGCTCTGGACATGTCGAAATACCGATGTCTTCCCGCTGGCTGGCTCACCTCCAACTGCTATTAATTTTACGTTTTTCATTTTTAAGATGCTTATCCTTATACGTTTCCGCCCTAAAGTCCCACAAAACGTCCCAATTCACCCCCGTCGCAACCTTTTCCTGCATCGCCTCCAGCTCCTTGCGCTGCCTCTCGATGTAGTAGCCAACCCATCGTTTATTCCCCTGGCAGTGTTTGCGGAAGGCGCACAGGCAAGTTTCCATAGCCCACACCGTCTTGAACTGGTCATCTATAGGTAGCCCCCCCACGGCCACCTCCAACTCCTTAAACTTGCGATTGAGTTTGGGGTAATCTTTACTCTCTACACTCATCCCTACTGCGAAGGCCAATCCTCCCCGGCTAGAGGCAGCGTTGACTAAGTCTAGGCTATGTGGATTCAACGATGTTTCCGTGATGGCATTTATGGCATCCAGATACAGGAATAGGGTAAACCTCCCAAACGTGAAGATGGTGCTACTGAGGGAGAAGGCTATGTCGTAGGCACCTCGATTACACCCTCCTGCGCGTCGTAGGGCACTCTTGAATAGTGCGTGTTGGCTCCCTACGCTCCCCACTAAGGAGCGGTAAGAGAGGAAGCAATCCACCCATTGATTCCGGCTGCGTGTCCATCTCCTGTCGGTCTGAAACAGCAGCTTGTCCCGGTTAGCTTCCCACCATCTGGTCATGCGCTTTGGGTCCACCGTCTCAAAGTCGGGGAACTCATTGTACATGTAGTAGGCAGTCGTGGAGGAGTAGCAGGTGGCATAAAGGAAGGCCAACCAATACCTTTGTTCCCTGTTTAGCTCAAAACGGTTTGACAAATATCTCAGCGCATCGTTGGCCGGATCAATATCCCGTTCTTTGGCGGATCGGAGGTGATACTCCAAATATCTGTTTACAGTGTCCATGAGTGTATTTCCCCTGCCTCCAATTCCTCAGCCCCGTTAAAGCCCGCCCGCGAGAGGATATCCTGAGTGGACGCTATGACAGCAAGACTCCCCTCATCCACCACCCATAAGGGTCGCTTGGTATTCCGGTATGCGAACAGTCTCCCCGGCTCCAAGAACACGCCTGCGAATGAGCCTCCCGTCTCTTCGATAAAGTCCATCAGCCCCCGGTCGCCCCCCTTGAGGTAAGCCAGCAACGCAAGCTCCCCATCATTGTAGGTCCGCATCTTGACCCCGTGGGCCGCCTCCATCTCCTCCTTGGTTCTCATATCCAAAGTCCCGTTAAAGGCCATTCCCACGCTCCCGGAGATGATGGGTTGATTGTTATTATGGTCATCCCAGTCCCCTGAGGTGGAATAACGGTTATGGAAGATGAACGGTGCCATGGGCATTTGCTTCACGGCCTCCGCCAGCCTATGGTGCTTGGAGGTGCCACCCGGCCCATAAAAACCAAATGAATGAACTCCTCGGATAGCGGACTCCTCCAGCAATTTACAAATCCCCGGCACGCTTCTCCGGCCTCCCTTTATCCACGCAACGACTCCACACATGTTATTTCCTCACTAGCTGGATCAAGACCTTACCTTTGGGCGTCCTTCTTGATCCTTTTTGTTGAAAGCCCAAACTCTTGTAGAATAGCAGGCTGCTCTCGTTCCATTCATTGGTCTCCAGCACGATAGGTCTTGGCAGCTCCTCAAGTAATGCTCGCCCCACGCCTTGACGACGGGCAGACTCGGCAACTATGATTTCCTTGACCTCACATACCCCGTTTTTATTCACGAACCGCATAAACCCCTTGCCCTGACATACGACGGCGTCGACTCCTTTGGGCCTGCCCTGCACTAAGCCGCTCCACATGAAGAAAAAGGCACCGAAGGCACCCATTTTTTCTCCCTGAATCCATATCGGCTTAATCCATGCCTCGTCAGAGCGGCTGAATTTGCGGATGATCATAGCAGCTTTTGACGTTTGCGTCTGGCTTCCTCCAGCTCATCCTTCTGCGTGCCACAATTAATCATGTCCGCCCGGTAATAATGCACTAAGGAAAGCCTGACCGCCCCCGGTGCCATCTTCACGATCTTGCTGTTCCCATGCACCTTATGAACGTCCATCAGCAGCACGTCACCGTTTTGTAGGTCCACCCCGGCCCGGTATCTTGGCAGAATAGTGAATCCCCCGGAGTATTTCCCCTTGCGCAGAGCCACCAAATTCCCAAAGCCCTGCTCGAAGTCGCCTTTATCGGTATGGCATGCTGTCTGCCAGTTTTTGTTGACCGTGATGGTGGTGAAAGACGTGTCTTTGATCACAAAGTCCGGTGATGTTCGGTTAGCTTCCTCCCGTTGAAGCGCATAGCTGTCAGGAACCAGCGCCTTGTAAACATTATCCACCAAATGCACCAAGGGCAGCCCGGCCCGGAACTCCTCCACATGGTTCTGAGTGAATGCCGTCAATCGGCAGTAAGGCACTCGGGGTGTCTTGGGGTAAAATCCCGCCACCCCTGAGTTTATGGGAGCCGCATAGGACGTGTTTGACCAGCTCCCGTCAGAGCACAGCACCTCATAGCGGGTAGCGTTGCCTTTGGCTTTACGGTAAGCCACTGCCCCGGTTAGCCTCAGCAATTCAGACAGGGCTTCCTCCCCAGGGTCAGAACCAGACGCCATGCCTCGGTTGTAAGATTTGCCAGCCGCTTTAAGGAACGAGTTGAATGCGGTGACGACCAGCTCCTTTGAGATAATCCCCCTCCGCAAGAAAAAAAGGGGAGCCTTTGTCTCGGCACAGTAGGCATTGACGTTCTCCCGGAAAATTTTGTCCTCATCAAAGTCGGAATCATTTAGTAGGGTGCCGAGCTTGGCGTTTGTCTCCGCCTCAGTGAGGCACGGAGGCAGGTAAACCTCCCGGAAGGGAAGCTCTCGGATACGCTTAACTTGCATGACGAAACAGGTGGAGCACGATGTTTGCGAAGTCATTACAGTCGTCCCCGAAGGTAGCTGTCAGCTCCTTGTTTTTTGCCTTTTTGTAGGCAGCAATCAAGGTCTGGATCTCCTCATACTCCTCCGGTGAGTAGATGAGTTGAAGGTAGCGAATCCCCCGGTAATCAGCCTCCCCCGCCTCTGGTGGCGGCTCCCCGGTCGTGTCATCCTCGTCGTCAAAGTCGAAAGCAGGGTCAAAGTTACCCATCCCGTCAATCTCCCCCATGTCAAAGCCCGTTATGTCAAAATTAAAGTCATCAATGGTCGAGAACTCCGAGAACCATTGTTTGAGACCCTCAAGGTCGTTGTCCCCCACGCTTTTGTTGGCCGCCAACATTCTCGCCATGTGGGTGGGTTCATCATAATCCACACACACCACACTCGCATGGGTGTACATGTCATCCTCCATCATCACGCGCCTGCGCAGGTGGCCCGATACCAGTTGGCCGTTCCTTAGGTTGAGCACGATGGGATCAAAGTAATCATGTTTCAGCGACTTCTTCAGTGTCTCCCACTTAGCCGTTCCCGGAGCTGGGTGCTTGCGTATCTCGGCATTCCTTGGGTGCTCCTGTAGGTCTGCCAGTGCCATTACTCGCACGTCTAATGTCGCCGTGCGATTGCCTTTTGTGTCTTTTCTTTTCATGCTCATGCTTTTATATGTCTAGTTCATTCCGATTTCATCCTCATCGCGTTTCTTGGCCACGGCCTCACCAGAGGACGGCTGAATCACGCGAGGTTTTGAGCGAGCCATGTCGATAACGGCATCGCATAAAGATTGGTCAGGGATATACTGGCGCAGGGTCGCCACCGTGATAGTGCCCTCGGTGCGTATAGGCTCCCCGCCCGGCCCGGACAATTCGTGAGTCTCAACTTTACCCCAACGCGCCCGGTTCAACCGCTCCAGAATCCACTTCATCGAACGCCTGTCATCGGCCTTGACCGTCGATTTGATGAACAGGGATTCAATCGTCTCCACCAACCTCTCCTCGACCTCCTTAACCTTGCTGGCATAGGCAGGGTCGTTCTCCATGTAGCGGTAGTGGGTAATGCGGTCCACCCCCACCCGGTCACAGGCCGCTGAGATGTTCCCCTTGGTATCCGCCAAGGCTTTCAACATTCGATTCTTCCGCCTGATCGTGTCCTCCTTAACCTTGGTGTTATCCTTAGGCTTAGTGCGCGATCTGGCAGGGCTTTTCTTGGTAGTCATGCCCCACGATAGTTCAAAGTTCCGCAGCGTCAATAAAAAAACCCAGCGGACGAGCTTGCGCCACAATCCGCTGGGTTCCACTAGGCAATAACACGACTCCTTAGGTTACCCTGCCTCGTCCCCGTGTCAATCCATCAATTTCTCCTCAATATCCGCTATGGAGTCCTCCTTAGTTACCCACACCCGGATGGTGAGTCGCCCCACCCTAACCGCCTGCCCCAGCCAAACGGACCTCAATACCGCTTCGGCCAGAGTTAGAGAGGCAGCCACCTTGTTTTTACGCCACCACGCCTTGACCGTATTAGCACTGGCGTTGGTCGCCTGCGCAACGATCCTGGCCGCCTCAACCTGATTCATGGCCTTGGCCTTCTTGACCCTCTTCTTTTTGGGCTTCGCAATGAGCTTAAGCCACTCCTCTTCCTCCTCAATTTTCCTCATGGTATCAGAGGATATCCTCTTGTCTCCGCAGCTCCTCCAGAGCCAACTCCGCCGCCTCCAAAGGCAGCAGTGCCGCCCCTGTGGCCACCCGCACCGCATTTACCCCGGCCATGAACACCTCTTTAAGTTCAACGACGGTTATCTCATTATGAGCCAAGCGGCATTGAAGGCTGTCGGAAAAGGTAAGGTCATGGAATTTCTGTGAAATAAGGCAGCAGACGCTTGCCTCTACCAGCTTCTCTAACTCCACTGTTGTCATACCAGTTTATCGTTGATGAGCTTCGCCCCGGCCTCCGTTAAGTGGACGTGGACACATCTCCTATCCGCCGACTTCGGGTGATCGCTCTTGGAACGCATCACCAGCCCCCGCCGTTCCAAGCTGAGGCAGATTGACGTGATTCCCGATAAGCTGGTTTCTAGCATAGGCCGCAGCTCACTGCACGTCATCCCCCTGCCAGCCTTAGCCAGTTGACCCATGAGCAGTAATTCACGTACCGTGAATGCCGCCATCCCTTCCACATTTATATTTATTCCCATAACACATTATAAACCCTTAACCCTTATTAGTAAAGAGAAAAAAAGTAATTTATTTTAACTAATATTCAGGGACACAAAAAAACCCGCCATTTCTGACGGGTTTGGGGGATGGGATTCTATTGATTCTAGGAGGCTTGCTTGGCCTTATGGTAAGCAATTTGAGCCTTCCAGTTTTGGAACGGCTTGCCCGGCACCCATTTGGGGGGCTTGAGTGCGGATACCCCGGATGAGGCTGACTTAGAACGCTTTCCCATGTAATCCGGTGCATTGCTGATGCTAAGGTCATCGCTCGGCTTGCTCTGCTTGGCTTCCGCTATTTCCTGAGATCCGTTTCCCGGCCCGGCCTCACTAATGTTAGGTGCATAGGTAATACTGGCTTGTCCATGGCAATTGGTCAATGATAGGTAACCCGGTGAATCTTTGGTAATGACATTCACGGCACAATCTTCCCACTCCACGTTTTCAAGGTAAATATTCATCCGCCCCGCTAGGACTGCATCAATCTGGCAATTCTCAGCAATAATGACGTTCTTGACTATGGCTCCCGGCTTTAACTCCATGACAATCCCAGCTTGGTTGTGTAGTAGCTCCCCTCGAATGTTTTTGATGGCAATAGGGTCGGCATCGGCCCGGCTGAGTCGGGTCATCCTCCCGTCAATCAATCCATCGTATGTCTCCCCGTCTTCAACCACGATTGGCTCAGTGAGCTTGTGTTCGTAAACATAGGTGTCATCGTAGGTAGTCTCTGCCTCCGCAGCCGTCACGGTCCCTGGAACCGGAAGGACCGGATGAGGTCCATCACACCCTACCATCATCATGCTTAACCCTACTCCGGCCAATATGGCCGCCAACGTTATAATTTTATTCTTCATTTTTGTTCTATTGCTTGGTTGTATTTACCTTGCGACCGCAAGGATAAAGTCATCGTCATGTTTTGCAAGCGGGAGCCGCCTTTTTTATAGTGGATTTTTTAGGTGTGGCCTTGGCGGGTGCCTTGGCCTTGGCCTTGGCCTTAGGCTTAGGCTTGATTGGCTCGGGGGACTCCACATAAGGATTGTCAAACAGCCAAGTGGGTTCTTCCTCCAGATCAACCGGAGGTTCGGGGGACCAATTTATGTCGATGCGTAGGATGCCGGGAGAAAGCCCCTCCGCATCCCCCGGCTCCTCCGCCCCAATAGCTAGGGGAGTGAAGCTGGGACGCTTCGAAAGCACCCTCTCGTCACTCTCCCGACACCCGGTTAGGGAAAGGAGAGAAAAGGCGACTATGTTCCTCCATATATTCATTCTTGAATCCTAAGCTCGGTGCCTTTTGAGGCTGTGATTGAGTAAAGTGCCTTGATCTTATCCCAACTCACATGAATACAGCCGCGAGAGCCGTGCCCTAGGTTGCCGGGGTGAATCAGGATGCCCCTTTCCTTGCCCTGCTCCCCGGAAAGCCGATACGTGGGACCGTAGGAGTGCTTGGGCTCCTTATTCAGGGTCCACTCGCCTATGGGCGTCTTTTTGCTCCCCTGCTCGCTCCCGATACCAAAGCGGGATGCCTTGATTTTGGCGGTCATCAGGCTCTCCCCTTCTATACTGAAAGCCTCCAGCTTTTCCTCAGATAGGTCAATAACAATGAGCTGAACGGGTGCCCCGGTGGGCACTTTCTCGGGCTGCCGTATCGCCTCATCATCTACGGGTAGGGGAAACAGGGAGTCCCGGTAAAAATTGCTGGTGCCTTCGGGCAACTCCTGAACCTCGTCGCCTGAGGTCGTTACTGGCGCTGGCTCTGGCTCTGTCGCGGGCAGCTCCACTTGAACGACGGTCCCCTCCACACCCATGAGGGACGATAGCCCTTCTTTGATCCACCCGCTCCGCAGGAAGCCGCCTTCCTGCTTAACAGGAATCGCTGTCCGCAGGATATTCTTGGCAGCCGTGAAGGTGCTCTCGGTCGCCGAAGTCGACCGGATTTGCAAGATCGTGCAAATCACGGGCAGGGTCACAAGGATACTCAATAATCGCGATGTCATTAGTCCATACTAATCGCTTAACCCTTGTTGTCAATCTGGAAAGAGAGACAACCAATCTCCCTTTCATAATCGCCAGCCAAATGACCCATATAATCAGCTTGGTCATGGCATTATTGTCTGACCCCTCCAATCCAGTCCGATCCATCCCAGTTCCCGTCCCCGTTTGAGTCCAGTGTGGTTGCCACGCTCTCATGGTACCAAGTGCCTGTACCGCTATACCACCCGCTTCCAAACAGTAGCCCGTTGACATAGAACAAGCCTGAGTAG